GAATCAGTTATGGATCCATTTGCGTATGTTTGTGTTGCGAAAACTGATCCTGTTGGGAATGTTTGTGCACCACTGAATGTGAATGTACCACCAAAGGTAGCGGAGCCGTCCACTATTAAGTTTTCATTTATGTTTATACTTGTTGAATCTGGTGCACTTATAGATGTTCCACTGAAAGCAAGTCCGCCTATGATCACCTTGCCCGCGCCATTGGGTGTAATTTTCAGGTCATCGTTTGATCTGGTCGGTTTGATGTTGTTGTCTTCGAAAGTAAGGGCGGGGAACACAACGTTTCCTGTGCCCGAAGGTGAGAGCACGATGTCCGCATTTGAAGATTCCGATGTGATATTATTTCCTCTGAATTTTATATCACCCACATGTGCCGGAAGAGCATAAACTTCTGTGAAGTTAGCGTTTATCTTACGACCAGCGTTCCTGATAGTATCACCTGTCCCATCATCAGCCAGTGCGCCTATGTCTATTAGTTCTTGTGCCATATCGACTAATATTTAGCGGTTTTTATGATTTGATAAATCTGCCTACGGAGAGATGTTCTTGAACGGGTGGTCACTGGGTAGATTTCCCGTCAGACCCCACTTATGAGCCAGGTATCCCTCAGCCTTTTGGAACTCCGTTATGTCAGTTCCGCCCGTGCCCGGCAGTGCGCCTACCACGAAGAATTCAGCAACCCTGCCATCCAACCTCTCGTTGGCCCTGTTTCGCATGATCCTCACGTCCTGTTTCTGGTTGATGCCTCTGTCGTAGTCGTTCACAGGAGTGAATGCGTCTGCGCCGTCCACCCTGGTGGAGATCTGGTTGCCGGTGCTGTTGAATATGGTGCCCACGATGTGGAATGCGTCAAGGGTGACCGCTGAGTCGAATGCTTGGAGGTTACCTATGGTTGATGAGATCCTGTTGGAACTCAATCCGTCCAGGTCCAACTCACCGTTGAACGCACTGGAGTTACCGGCGCTGACCGCGTAGTCCTCTTGCTCCCTGACGACACTGTGTTGTTCTCGAAACTGTAGAAACTGTCCTGCGTGTCATTGACTGTGTCCGCCAGGAACACGCCTATGGCCCAGTGGTTGCCTGAACCATCCGTGACATTCTGTTCGTCCGACGTGGTGAAGTCCTCACTCGAACCGCTGAAGTCCCACACATTGAGGCTGTTGAGGGCACTGGAGACCCTAGTGGGTGTGCCGTTGACAGTGATTGAGAAATTGCCTGCCTTGTCAGTTATAGATGAAACGTTGCTACCACTGAGTGAATAACTTGATGTGTCTGCGGCATCGATGTGAAAACTTGTGGTGACGCTGTCTGAAGGATCCCAGTTGCCGCCCACTGTGATGATGTGTCTGTGTATACCAAGAGGCATCTAGTCCTCCTATGATGACCTGTAGTCCTTGGCAATGTTGCCCAGGAAGTTGGTTCCGTCGTTGATGATTGTGACAACGTCTATGTCAGCGGCACCTGTTGACAGTGTGCTACTGTTGGATGGGAACTTCACGGCCGAAGAACCGTCAGTGCCGAAAGTGGCCGTCCTTGAACCTGTGCCATCCTGTGTGATGATTAACGTGACCGTTCCACCTGTTGGTAGGTTTGCGATGTTGAATTGTGTTGATGTTGCCAGTGTGACCTTGTGTACGCTGGCCGTCGCACAGTTGACCGTGATGGTCGAATTTGATGTGAGTGTGTTGATCTTCTCGATGTACCCTGCGTTGAACGTGAATGGACTTTGTGCTATGACACCACCTGTTCCATTTGCTTCAAGTTCTACGTTTTCATTTGATCTTGTGCCTGTGATCTTGTTGTCAATTATTTTTATTGCATCGTTGGCAAGGAAACTGGAAGCAGTCACACTCACTATGCCTGATATGTTGTCAGCCAAACTTGCAGTCAAGGCAAACGCCGCCGCTTCAATGTTGATCTCGTTGGTTGTTCCTGTGACCTGTAGGCTCTGTGAAGCAAGTGCCACACTGCCTGTGCCTGTGTTACCTGCTGTGTTGAGTGTTCCACTCAACGATGCTCCGCCGACTGTTAGTGTTCCGTCGATGCTGACGTTCTCGTTGATGTTGATCTGTGTTGAATCCGTAGACGAAATGCTTGTGCCTTTTATCTGTATTCCGTCGATGTCAACACTTCCTGTTCCACCCGCGTTTAGTGTAAGGTCTGCGTTTGATGGTGCTGATATTGTTGAACCTGTGAACGTGATGTCACCTGTTGAACCACCACCTGCGTTGTTGTCAACGTAATCTTTTACTGCGGCACTTGTTGGAATTGTTGTGTCATTGTCATTTGATCCAATGCCCTCTGATTCCGTTACAACAACTGCGGCCGTCATGTTGCCTATGTCAATGTTCGAAATATTATTACCTGTTGCATTGGCATCAATGGTCTTGTTTGTGAAAGTTAGGGTGTCACTGGCTATGTTGGCATCCTGTGCATCCACGTAGTCAATAACAGCACCTGCTGTCACGAGTGCTGTGTCTGAATCATTTGATGCCAGCGATTCCGCCACTGTGATTATTGCACTCGCCTTGAAGTTGTCCACTTCCAAGTTTGAAACTGTTGTTGAATCTGCGTCCATTGTGCTTATTGTGAATGTTCCTGTCACGACAAGGTCACCGTCCACTGTCACGTTCTCGTTCAGGTTGATCCTTGAACTGTCTGTGCTTGAAATACTTGTCCCATTGAAACTCAGTGCTTCAATGTTCACGCCACCCGTGCCATTGCCAGTGATGTCCACTGAACCGTTTGTGGCTATCGAAGTGATTGAGTCACCATTTATTGATAGTTGGTCTATCTCTATGTTACCTGTTCCGTTGGCCTGTAATTTCAGGTCACCGTTCGTTACGTCGGTGGCTATCAGTCCAGAAGAACCGTCCCTGACCAACGAGTAAACTTCGGTGAAATTGTTGTTGATCTTGATCATGGCCGTACGTAAAGTATCGCCCGTGGCCGGATTGCCCAGTGTTCCTATGTCTATGTTAATTCTCGCCATAATTTAATGGTATTTATGGTTATCCTCGACGTCTGATCCTGGTCCTAGGATAAATTGCGCCAGTTGTGGGCTTGGTGTTCACGTCTTTATTATATGTGTTGAACGCCATGTTGCCTGATGTTGCTCTATGATTCTTCCACAGTGCAATCCTATCAATGTCTGAACCGTCTATGCTCACTCTTGTGTCGGTGGTTGCAGTTATGCCTCCTGCTGTGTCTGCCATTAATCCTGTGACAGCATTGTTTTGTAAATATGTTCTTGCCTGTGACTGTGTGAGCGTAGGATATATTCCTGCCAAACAAGCCAACATACCTGTTACGAACGGCGCACTATAACTTGTTCCTGATCCAGACTGTACTGTGTCCCAGTTTGGTGTATTTGCTTCCTGTCCTGGATACGGAACACCAAAAGCAATGGCACCTGACTCTCCTGCTCCAAAGACACCAACACCTGCGGCATATACATCTACACCAGGACCCCAATTGCTAAAGTCTGCTTTGCCGTTATCTGCTTTAGTGCCTAACGCACCTACACTGATAGCACCGTTGAATGAATAGGTGTCGCCACGATGGTAATAATCTCTGAATGGATAATAACCTCCAAAGAAGTAGTTCCGGTTTGCATAAGCGGCTTCACTAACAATGTAGTTGTCCCAGTTGTCGCCACCAGGCAAATCAATGTATCTGTTGTCGTTGCCGCCTGACGATACCACAATGATACCTTCTGTTATAGCATCTTGCTGATCACTATCAGGTGCTGGAGCATTTACAGTAAAAGTTTGATCGCTGGTCCAGTCTTTGTCACCTGGGCCAATGCCTCTTGCTGTTAGTTCTGCTTCTGATAGATCATTGCCTGTGCCGTTGTCTAAAGTTACACCCTGGAAGTGGATTAAAGCGGCACCGCCACCTATCAAATTTTCTGTCCCCAAACTCACATTCACAATGGTAGGATTCTTCCTGCCTGTTGCTGGATTCACTGCTTTGGTTCTGTGGAACTCTCTGATGTAGGCAAAGGTTCTATCTGTACTGCCACCGCCTGACTTTGAGCGTTCGTAAACTTTGTCAAACATATAGATGTTGGCATCGTTAGCAAGTCCATATAGTGTGCCTGCCGCATAACTTGTGACTGCCGTGGGATGATTATCTTCTGCTGAATAGTTGTCACGAGCGTCTGCGTTGCTGTATGTGTAGTTTGTTCCACCGGTAATTGTGTTGTAGTGTTGACCCCAGTTATAGTCTACTACTCTACTTGAATAATCTGCGTGGTCGCTAAATGTGTCTACTTCAACAATAACAATGTCTACATTTTTACCACTTGCTGAATATGTTACACTATCATCAACATACCTGTCTGTTAGACTTGCGGCTGTTGATGACCAATTGGTTCTATTTGTGGTTTCAATGTGTCTTGGTATACCCCAATTTCTATGGTCAACAGTATACCTGATTCCTGTTGTGCCATTTGCTTTTGTGAATGCCGCCGTGCCGCTTGGGACACCTTTGTCAAATCTACCAGTAAAAGTACTTGCTGGTTTATCTACGATTCTGTCCAAAACACTCTGTGGTACAACTACTTCTACTCTGTCGTCATCGGCTACTTCTTGTGCTTCTTCCATTGTGAGCATATAGCCTGTGGTTCTTGAAGTTGGTCGTCTGTGAGTGCATTCAATCTGTCTATCTGGAATGTGTAAAGCACCACCTGGTGTTTCCATGTCATCGTAGAACGCCTTTGAGTCCTCGCCCTTCTTAAGTGTGACCTGAAACAGTTCCACCTTAAGACTCCAGTTGTACGAGATGTAGTGTGACCGTGATTGATGTGGATGCCGAGTCACCGATCTTGTTGGTGACCTTGATTGGTATGTTGGTGGTCACAGTGGAATCATCATTGTATCCGATGGCGCCAGGTGATATCAACACCGTTTCAGCACCCGTTGTGATCACTTCCGCTATCACGCCTGCGTCAGCGGTTGGGTCAACACCTTCCGCCCTTGAGGCATCTGCGTCCCTGTCCTGGTTACTGGTGTACACTATGACCCTTGCCGCGTGTGATGTCTGTACCTTGTAG